GTCTTGAGTTCCGGTCTCGCGGTTGCCCCCAACCACCTTGGGAGGTGGCTGGAACCCGAGGTCCGTGCGGGTTCAAGTGTGCGCACCCTGCAAACCGCTCGAAAGCGGGGGAGTTGGCTTCCCAGGCCAATTGCAGGCGTCCCCCTACGCTCACCCCCAGCCCACACGCTGCTGCTAGCCGCTCAGGTGACTTGCGAATGCACACCTTCGACATCGACAACATCATGGAAGTGAAACCCGCCCAACGTCGTAGCCGTGCCGGGACCAGCCTCAAGCGCGCAAAACATATGCTGCTGCATGGAGCGGTCGAGGGTGTCGACTTGGCTCAACGTTACCGTCGAGTTGCAGTCAAAACGCTTCCTACGGATACGGGTCGGGAAGTTGATCTCAGTCTCCTGCCAGACCGGGAAACTGATGACTGATCCCAGCGCCTTCACCTTATCGGCATAAACCGCATAATTGGCAGGAGTAGGCGAGGAAGCATAAGTGTCATACAGTATAGCCAGCAGGGCGCAAACCTCAGGGTTGTCGGTGAACCCAACAAACCATCGGCCAGATGTCGTGAACGACACACTGGGCTCCCAGCGGACCCGCGTGCCTGGCTTGAAGACGCCAGTACTGTAGAAGGAGACGATCGAAGGTCCAGCAAAGCTAGACAGGAAATTTCCGTAACCAGGGATAAAAGGTCTCTGGAAAGCGGAAGTTCCGGACGTCGCCTGAGTGGACAACGACAGCCCCAACGTGCTGTACTTGATCGTGGTCGAATCACCGCCACCCTTTGCCACCGGCATCTTGGTGCGCTTCCGCCTAACACCGCGCTCAACGGGCATGGACATGCTTGAGATAACCTGTGATTGGATTGTCTTGATCGATGACGGCCTGGGTGCCAATCATCACCGGGGCAGGCGGCCATGCATACGATGGCGGCAATGCATACTCGCTCTCGAGCGCGACCTGCATATCAGGGGTGACACCAAAAGCCTTATAAAAGCTATAACGTGCCGCCTCGGTGATCTCGCAGGACCCCACCCCAGAAGCCATGTACGCCATGCCACAATCGCGCACCAACGCGTCCACCCCGGCGTTGACCGGTCCCCCCAGAGCCTGTAATCGGGCGTACCAGGCCTGCCAAACCGGGACCCCAGACGTGAGTGACCCACCGCATGCACCGATACTCGCCAGCCAATAGCGGAACTCAACCTCAGTACTCCATCCCACCAGCGACACGCAGTCCTTAGACATAGCTGTAAAAGGATTGCGCACCATGCGCCAGCCATTGTCGCAAAACACTGGCTGGGCTTGGCAAAACTCAACGCGCTCCAGTTCGAACACTGGTGCCTCGCGAGTCAGGGTGAAGCCAAAGTCGAGAAACCACTGATCAAGGCCAGCCAACTTGGGAAGGTCGCTGCTGCTAAGGAACAAGACACAGTCATCACCATTGTTTGCCAGGCGGAACTCCAACCCCTGCGCTTCACAATAAGCAATGACCATGCTCGACATCAACAGACAGTTACCCAACCCAGTGTTGATATCGCCGCTCATGCGGCAGCCACTCACACTGTAGTCCAGGCGGTGGCCCTGGACGCGTGCAACACCCCGGTTGCGTAGTTGCCAGCTGAGTAGTTGAGCCAGCTCAGGGCTGCGGAAGACAGCATTGTACACACTATGCTCCCACGCGAGTGCATCCACACTCACATGCTGGTCAAAGCGTGATGCGTCCAACCCAACAGCCACCGGCCGCTCAAACACACCCCAGTGGGCAGCCAACATGCCACCGACCTGTTGCGCGTTCATGCCCTTCAAAACCACAGGATAGCCCCACACACGCCCGAACGCCCGAAAGAGCTCTTTCTCGAACAACTTGAGGTACCGGCCGACCCCAACATTGTAACGAGGTGAGCGTGGCTGTATGACACGGGGAGCAGGGTCACTTTTCGCACTAAAGTTGACCTTCTCCGCCTTGACAAAGGTGCTGACAATTGCATCCCTTTTGGTCAAGCCCCGCAGCTTGAGGCTATCGACCGCAGCTTGGTACAGTCGGCGCTTGCGCCCGGTGTAAAGCTCTGGATAATCATCCAGGGGTACAACGGGGGTCGAGGACGCCTTCCGCACCAGGCGACTCCGAATGGAGCCGAGACGCTTGAAAACACCAGGCAAAGGCTGAGGGGGCTTGGCTAGCCCCTCACCACGGCGCACGTACAACACGCGTTCCGTGATGCCCCGCATCAAGTTCTTGAGGTTACTAGCATGCACGCCATAGTCGGCCCCAGACCCAAAGCCGGACAAATAACGCACACACCGCTCCCGTAGGAGCACCTTACCCCGATCCCTGCTCTCACGCACCCGGATCTCTGGGCACTCCGGCGTCTCAACCGAAGTGGTCCGTGCGGAAAGCAAGGTGGGGCATCCCTAGCGGGCCATCGTTGCCTCGCCGCGCCGGGTCTTCACCGCGGCCGACTTAGCGTAGCGTGCCGCCACAACGGCGGCTCTTGTGGGTGTGAGGGCAAGCTGCTCCGCGTACACCATGTGCTCCACGACATCGCAGTGGCGCATGTCGGGATAGTTCTCCTTGAACCACTTGCGGGTAAAATCTCCCACAATGCACCTATTGGCGTCCGTGTAGCGCATCTCCCCCATCTCAGCTTTGAAGGCCATAGCGGCCCGATAGCTGGGACGGGAAATGCCGGGGCAATCGCCACGAGCATCAAACCACTTGTCCTCCTTCTCCGCAAACATGGTGTCAAAGACGCGCAGGGTCTGTGCAAACCCATCACGCCTCCACACCAAACGCAAAATCATGTCCACAACCAGGACAGCCAGCATGCTGAGACCAAGCCACTCAAGAGCGGACATGCTGACAGGGTCTGGGAAAAGGTGAGCGCGACC